GGGAATCACAAACTAAAGAACAACAAGCTGCAAAAGAACAAAGAAACTTTGTAGGTAACGGAAAAGTAGTTTGGACTGATGGTAATGTTAAAGTAGCTGATAAAGTAGTTACTAATACAGATCATAACAGCGTTAGAAACATTAAAGTAAATGCTGCAGAAGTAGTTGCTGATTTACCATTTTAATTTATCAAGGGTAGTGTAAAAGCTACCCTTTTTTTAAACAAACAAAACTATGAAAGTAACAGATAAAATAACAATAACAAATGAGGATAATATGCTATTAATGGCTAGATATCCTGATAACTATTTTGATTTGGCTATTGTCGACCCACCTTATGGAATTGGGGCAAGTAATGAGAGTAGAATTTCTGGAGAATATACAGTAAATTTAGGAGGTGTTAAAAAGAAAGTAAAAGCAAAAGGTTATACTTCTAAAGAATGGGATAATAAACCACCATCAAAAGAATATTTTTTAGAATTACAAAGAATTTCTAAAAATCAAATTATTTTTGGTGCAAATCATTTTATAGAATTAATACCAAATGCAAATAGTAGTTGTTGGTTAGTTTGGAATAAAAAAAATGGAGATAATAATAATGCAGATTGTGAATTAGCTTATACAACATTAAAAACAGCGGTTAGAATGTTTGATTGGAAATGGAATGGTATGTTACAGGAAAAAATGGGAGATTTAAAAGAAGAAAGAAACCATCCAACACAAAAACCTGTAGCTTTATACAAATGGATATTAGATAAATATTCAAAAGAAGGAGATAAAATACTTGACACGCATTTAGGGTCAGGCAGTATTGCAATAGCTTGCCACGATTACGGATATGAACTTACAGCTTGTGAACTTGATAAAGAGTATTACGATAAATCAATACAAAGAATAACTAACCATACTAACCAACAAAAACTTTTCTAAATATGTTAGCGAATTTATTAGATATACAAAAAAACATTTTAGATGTTAAATATGGTAGAGTCAAAGAAGGACTTAAAATTAACATACCAGAGTTTGACGAACACATTAGATTTAAACCTGCAAACTTTAATGTTATTATAGGACACGCAAACGTAGGAAAAACTACAGTTATACTTTACTTAATGACTATGTACACAATAAAGCATAATATTAAGTGGTTAATCTTTTCAAGTGAAAATACCTCAACTTCAGTAGCTAGAAAAATACTAGAATTTGCAAGAAATAAAGCAATACAGCAAATGACTGATGATGAAATAGAATATGGTTTAAATTGGGTATTACAGCACTTTAAAATTATTGATGTAGATAAACTATATACTTACAAAGATTTGCTTAAAGAAGCTAAAGAAATACACAATGAATGGCATTACGATGCTTTGCTTATTGATCCTTACAACTCACTTGCAAAAGATAGAGATTTAATGAAAAATGTAGGTAGCCACGAATACGACTATCAAGTATCTAGTGAAATGCGTTTATTTTGTAAAGAAAATCAAATATCTATTTGGCTAAATACTCACGCTGTTACAGAAGCTTTAAGAAGAACGCACCAAAAAGAACACGAATATAATGGATTGCCAGTTCCACCTAATATGGCAGATGTAGAAGGTGGTGGTAAGTGGGGTAACAGAGCTGATGATGTATTTACTATTCACAGATATACACAGCATCCTACAGACTGGATGATCAGTGAAGTACACGTAAGAAAAGTTAAAGAAGTAGAAACAGGTGGTAGACCTACTTCAATAGATGCACCTATTAAATTAAGAATGATGCCTAACAATATTGGCTTTACTTATGCAGGTGTAAACTTACTACAAGCAAAAAATATTAAAGGTTTGGACTTTTAGTTATCTACTTATTAAAAATTTATTAATATATTTGAACAATGGAAAAAATAACAATAAAAAATCATATTTCTGATCTAAAAACTTCAGCAGCTAAAATGCTAGTTTACAATTCAGATAATAGCGAACTACTTTCTTATTTTAAAGATATTACTTTTAAGTTAGAAATGATAGAGCAGTTATTAGATATTGAAGATAATTTAGATTTTGGAGTTATTGAACAAGCATTTAAAACAATTTTAAAGCAAGATTCCGAACTAACTAATGTAGAGATTAACATACAAGTTAAACCAGCGTTAAGAGAAACAAAAATAGGTAAAATAAAAGCTAAAATTTTTAATTATGATATTGCTTACTAGTTTATTAATATTTACACTTATAACTTGGGCGGTTTACTCAGGTAAAGAGTTACAATTTGCAATTATACACGGGTTTATGGTAGGTGCTTTGTATGATGTAGATCAAGAAGAAGAAGTTAACTACCATACAGTACAGCTTTTATTAGGTATATTAAGTATCAATATTTTATGGGAATCTTAGAAAAAGTTTCACAGTACCAAGATTACTTAGTAGAGTTAGCTTCAGTATTTGATTCTGATTTTGCAGAAGATATTGTACAAGAGTTTTATCTTTTACTTCATAAGTACAAAGTAACAGAAGAACAAATGTTTACTAATGGTAAGTTAAATAGAGGTTATTGCTTTATTATTATTAGAAACATACATTTTCAGATTTACAATGTAAAAAAGAGAATTACTAAATGTGAACTAAATGAAGAAATTTACAATATGGTAGATGATTTTGATTTAGAAAAAGAGCTAGATTGGAACGAATTTAGAATTAAAGCAGAAACCGAAGTAAACAACTGGGATTGGTACGATAAAAAACTATTTTCTATTTACAGAGATACAGATATTAGTATTAGAGGACTTGCAAAAGAAACAGGTATAAGTTTTGTAAGTATATTCCACTCACTAAAAAAGCATAAAGAAAAACTAAAAGAACTATTAAAAGAAGATTACGATAACTTAAAACTTTAAATTATGACAAAAAGAAAACCAAAAGGACTAGGTGATACTGTAGAGCAAATTACAGAAGCTACAGGTATTAAAGCAGTAGTAGAAGCTGTATCAAAAGCTACAGGAATAGATTGTGGTTGTGAAGGTAGAAAAGAAGTATTAAATAAACTTTGGAGCTATCGAAAACCAAACTGCTTAATACAAGAAGATATAGATTTTTTACTTCCTTACTTTGATTTTAAGAAATCAACTTTAACACCTAAAGAGCAGTGGAGAATTAAAGATATTTATAAAGCAGTATTTAACGAAAACTTGCAAGATAGTAATTGTGATAGCTGCTGGAGAGATAGGTTAAACGAACTTAAAAAAGTTTACGAAACTCAGCAAGATGCATAACTGGAAAGAACAGGATCTATTTCTTTTTTTAAAAGAGAATGTATATAAAGATTTGGTTAAATCTAAAAACCAAATGAGTCGATGGGATTGCTACTCACCACAATTCAAACACAGAATAGAGTTGAAGTGCAGAACTGCCCACTATGATAATATGCTTTTAGAAAAGAAAAAGTACGATGCTATGCTATCAGAATGTGAAAAGCATTTAGATATACCTATTTATATTAATTCTACTCCAAGAGGTATTTACTTTTGGAATTTATTAAAGATAAAACCTGATTGGGAAACTAACTATAAAAACCCAGCATCAACACACTTTAGTTTACGTTACAAAGTATCTAAAGAAGTAACTTACTTAAAAATTAACACTGAAAACATTTTAAAAGAACTATGAAATATATAATAAAAGATTTTATGAAAGAATTTAAGCACTTAGGAAAGTTTTATAAAACTAAAAAAGAGTTTAAAGAGCATTTATTATCAGGTGAGGTTACAATAAGCATACCTAATATGATTGAAATTATAAATAAACAACAAGATAAATTTGCTATTAATTTTTTAAATTGGGTTAATTCTAAAGAAGCAGAAGATTTAATGCACGATTTATATATTGTAGGAGAAATAAATAAACGTGTAACAACAGAGAAAATATTAGAAATTTATAAAAACAAATAAACTATGAATATAATACAACTAGAATACTTAAAATCAATTATCTTAGGTCAACTACTATTAGAAGCTAACGATAATTTAAAAACCACTACACAATACAGACAAAGTTTAAAGAATAGAATTAACAGCTTAAACAAAGACCTAGAAAGTATAGTAAGTGAAGAATATGTTAAAATGCATAAATCAGAGCCGGAAATGCTTTTAAACATAGAAAGAAAGATAGAAAGTTTAGTACACAAACTAGCAACTAAAACTATTGACGAATTAGTAATGTTAGAAGCTATTATAGAAAAGTACGAAACTAACAAAGAATGGTTTTTAGAGTACACAGAAGCTGACTTTTTAAGAATAGAATAATGGCTACAGTAGATATGAGAGCAACCCAATTACATTACGAAAATAACAAAGGTTATGATGTAATAGATTTTATTAAAGATTATAACTTAAACTTCAATAGGGGTAACGTAATTAAATATTTAGCTAGAGCAGGTAAGAAAGATAACGAACTCCAGGACTTAAGAAAAGCTTTAGATTACTTGCAAAGAGAGATAGAGCATTACGAAAAGTTACAAACCGAATGGATAGAAAAGAATAGGTAGGCATTAGCTTACCTTTTTTTTGTTAAATAATTGTTAAAAAGTTTTTTTATTCAAACATAAGTTTTATATTTGCTTATAATTTAAAAACAAACACTATGAACAAGCAAGAAATTATTTTAAAACTAGAAAAATTATTAGCTTTATCCGAAGCTAGAGAAGATGTTTACTTGGTAGCTAATTTAAAAGATATTATAGCTGCTTTAAGCAAAGAATTTGACTTGAGTGATATGTACGCCCAAGAAATAAGAAACGCTTTGCAAATGGACCAAACACAAGAATTATTAAATAACATTAAAATAAGATAATATGATAACTACATTTGATGGAAAAAACTGGGATAAACAAGAAATATTAGATAATATGTACGATGATAGTTTTTACTATGGTTACTTGGGGCAAAACGCTTTAAGTAGTTCAAGTATTAAAACTTTATTATCTTCTCCTAAAACTTATTATTTTACTACGAAATACGGATCAGGAGAAACACAAGCTTTAAGAGATGGTAAATTATTCCATACAATGGTATTAGAGCCGAACAAATTAGATGATATGATATTTGTAGAAGCTGCAACAAAAGCAAGTAAAGAATATAAGTTAGCTAAAGAAACTGGTAAAGAAGTTTATACCAATACAGAATTAAAAGCTGCAGAAAGATTAGTAGATGCTTTATTTAGAAACGAAGCAGTAAAAGAATACTTAACAAAAGCTGAATTTGAAGTACCACAAATAGCTATGATAGATGGTATACCAGTAAGAGCGAAAGCAGATATACTAAAAGGTAATACTATTATAGATTTAAAAACTACTACAGGTATAAAAGATTTTAGATACTCAGCAGATAAATATAGTTACGATTTACAAGCTTGGTTATATAAAGAAATGTTTGGCGTAGATAACTTTGTATTTATTGCAATAGACAAGGGTAGTTTAGATATAGCTATATTTGAATGTAGTGAAGAGTTTTACGCTAAAGGAGAAGAAAAGTTTAAGCAAGGTGTAAGTAACTATAAACACTTCTTTCAAACTGATGGTGTAGATTTAGATCAATACGTATTAAGAGGTATATTATAAAATGGATAAAGAAAGGATAGAAGATCATTATTTAATAACGCTTTATGAGTTAGAAAATGGTGCTACACTAGACGAACTTAGACAAGTTATTAAAGAGTACGAAAGTATAGAAGATTACGAAGTATGCGCAGGTATTTATAATGCTATACAAATGGTTTCTTTTCATACTTTAACTAATTTATCAAAACAATTAGATAGTAAAATAAGATTAAGATTTAAAAAATGAAAATAGCTAATAAATTACTATGGCAAATATACCAAGAACAAGATTGCAGCAGGACAGAATTTTGTAAGATGCTAGGATATAAAACAAGCTACTCTAATATATCACAATGGTTAAATGGAGATAAAGATTTATCACTAGATCAACTAGTAAAGTTCTGCAATAAACTAAATATAAAACTAAGAATAGAATTACAATGATTAAAGAAGAAATAAAAACTAAGATATTAAACACAATACAAAAAGTAACAGGAGTAGATATAACAACTAAAACAAGAAAGTATGAGTTTATAGAAGCTAGAATGATTTACTATAAATTATTAAGAGATAGAGGTTATTCATTACAAGAGATAGGAGATACTTTAGATAAAAACCACGCTACAGTACTACACGGAATAAATGTATTTAACGATATTAAAGATTACGATAAAGATTTAAGAGAAAAGTATAGTGCAGCAATACAATTACTAGCAGGTGAAAAGATAAGCAAGTATGTAACTGCAGATGAATACGCTGTAGAGTTTGCACACTGGTTATTAAAAGAACAAGAAAACTATATTATTGATATACAAGATTTACTAACTCAATTTAAAAAAGAAGTAGGATATGACAGCAACTCAATTAAACATATATGAAGTAATAGATATACTTTATAAACAACCTAAGTGCTACCTTTGGGATAAACAATATAACCAATGGGAAAAAGATGACTTTGAATGTTTACAAACTATAGTAGATAATGTTTATGATGGTAAGATAAAAACTAAGAAAAGAAAAACAATTACAATACTATCACCAGATAAAGAATTCTATACCTTTACAACCTATAAAGAAGCAGCTACCTTTTTAAAAGTTAAACTATCTGTAATATCTATAGCAGTAAAGAAAGGGTATAATATTAACGGACACAAAATAGTTTAAGATATGAATAATAAACAACAACAAAGAATAGTAGAGATAATTTCTTGGAGTATAATAATAACAATAGGAATTTTAATATTTAAATTATGGCAGATATAGCTATGTGCAGAGATACACTTTGTAAATCAAAAGAAACTTGTTATAGGTTTAAAGCAACACCTGATAACTATAGACAATCTTACTTAATACCTAATAGAGAAGAAGATGCTATTAATTGTAGTATGTATTGGGAGTACTGTAATAAATGCCATCAATTTAATGGAGTACACAAATTAAGCTGTTCAACACAAAAAATAGAAATAAGAATATGAAGCCAAATGATAAAGCTAGAGAATTATTGTTAATGTATTATGGATTAATTCCAATGAATACTATTAGTTTTGCTAAACAATGCGTTTTAATACTACTTGATGAGATGATAAAAGAAAAAACAGAATGCAGTAAATACGAATGCTATGGTGAAGATATAAGATTTTGGCAAGAAGTTAAAAACGAACTTGAAAATTTATGACACCAAAAGAAAAAGCAAAAGAACTATTTAATAAATACTATAGTTATTTAAAATCTAATTTAATGGATGATAAAGAAGCTATAGATGA